TCATAAATGTAGTCATAGGTTCATCAGCAGAACGAGTTTGCATTTGATAATAATCACATTTAGATTTCTTTTTACATCCTGAACACCACATAAAGATGGAGGCAGTATTATTTTTAGATTGAAGTTTCTTTTCATTTTCAAGTTGTTTTTCAAGAGCATCTTTCCATCTTTTTGGACATAATTCAACTGCCGATAATTCAGCAAAATCACGAATACTTATCTCGCCTTTTTTAATTTTTGTTATCCAATCTTCATTATTTTGAACGTAACTTCCAAATCCTTTCAGATTTTCATAAAGCGTAATTGCTTTACTTCTATACATATTCCAAAATACACGATTAGACCAATCAATATCCATATTTTCTTTAATTGCTTGATCACTAATTACATGTAATAAAGATTCTTCTAATTGATTCGAAAGTTCATTATTTTCAAGAAGTTCATTGAAATTCTCAATGACTTTTTGACGAATCGCACAATCAACAAATACATTTTCAGATTTTCGTTGAATTGGTTTTGATATAAATACAGGTCTATTACCAACTTCCTCTTCTTCCTCTTCTTCCTCTTCCTCTTCTTCCTCTTCCTCTTCTTCCTCTTCTTCCGAATCAAACGTCCATTCTTGATATAAAAGTTCATAATAATCAGATTTTAAATTTGTATATGAACTACTAAGACGATCATATTCATCTTGTTCTTCTGAATCAGATGAGAGAATTACAATATGACCGTAATAATTTTCTTCGTTGAATGGAGATGGAAGAATATGTTGATTAATATTTTCTTCTAATCCTTCAGATGAAGCAAATATAGAAAGCCATGAAGATTCCTTTAAAGGGTCTTGAATTTTTCCTTGAAATTGTATGGATGTATTCTTAAACTTTTTACGAATAAATTCAAGAACATCTTTTTCTTTTGGAAGAATATTCAATTCATTTATTCCTCCATTTGAATTTATAGATATACAAATAACCATTTATATATTTTACAATTTCTAATACGTAATTCGTTTTTCGTTCAAAACGGATCGAAAAAAATTATTGTATTTCTTAATAAAATGGAGGCAACTAAAGAAGAATATCCGAAACTAGTAACAAAAGAACTTCGTATACCTAAAAAATTTCAAGGACCAACATTTGCCGAATTAGCATCCGAATGGAAAATGCATGATGATTATAAAAAATCTGTAATGCCTGAAGATAAACAAACATATAAACCTATAATTATTCCTACATTTGAAAAGTGTAATAGATTTGAAGAAGAACAACCTATTCCTCAAAAACCTAATCAGCAAGAAGATGAATGGATTAAAGTAGAACGAGTAAAGAAACAAAAGAAAGAACTTACATTAATTGAAAAATATGGTGATCCTGATGCTCCTCAAGAAGAAGAAACTGTATGGGGAGGAGAAGAAAAACCTTCTCACCAAACATGTTGGGAAGATAAGCGTTAACTAAATCCAAATAATGATCTTATTAATCCTGCAATCCATTCAAAAAATTTTATCACAAATTTCAATGTAGAACCTTGTGTAAAAGAATCATTTGCGTATTTCCATCCATAAAAAGCAGTAACAAATAAAATTACTATATCTATTAAAGCAATAATTCCATTCTCTGCTATTTGTTCAGACGCCCAATCTGATACTTTATCTAAATGTCCTTTTTTCTTGTTATCACTTTCTTGTCCCAAAGGAGCTTTAGATACAGGTTTTACATCTCCGCCTTTTTTTGCTACTCTTTTACAACGCATATAAGCTTTATTATCATGAGGCATAGGACCACCAGCTAATTGTTGAGTATCATTGAAATAAACTTCTCTATCACCTAAAGATTGAAGAGGTCTTGAACCAGGTGCTACATTTTTGATTAAAAGAGCAAAATTATTAGAATCAATATTAATCATAGATTTAAAAACTACCCATGTACATTGTGAGCATGGAGGAACTATTAATGAACCTTCATAAACAAAATATTGTCCTGCTGAAGGAACCATTTTAAATAGTCCCCAATTATCACCTAAACTTACAGGGGTATATTCTACTCCAGGATTAGCATAAGGAATAAAAGAATTAAAAAATGATGATGAATCAGACTCAGTCGAATTGACTCTAAATAATGAACTTACACATAAAATCTTTCCTGAAGGATTTGTAAAAACTGCTACAACTTCACCATCTGCTTGAATGTTTTCAATTGTATGGTGGCTTGGATGTGTAACTAATAAATTCGTACATGTATATCCTTCACCATTAAATTTACATGATCCTAATCCAGGAGTATTTTGAAGAACTATTCCTTCATCTGAAACCATAACATTTGCTTGTGGAATAAAAACATTATCAAAAACAAGATCACATAATAAATCACAAGGTTTAGCAGAAGATTGTGATACATTAATAGGACTTTGATGTGTTGAAGAACATTGCCCTCCCCATGTAGTTGATGAAGAGTATATACTCATTTATTATTTGACTTTATTTTGTATCTTGCGAATAAACAATATGGCTATATTAAGTAGTGATCCATATCAATCAGCATGGCAAGTTATAGGTATGATATTAGTGTCTTTATTGTTACTTGGAGTGTTGGGTTTTTTATTCATAAAATTTATTTATCCATACTTATCTCTTGATGTGCTTGAAGTAATTAAAGAATTCTTTACAGACTTAATTCAATATTCGCCTACAGCTGTATTTTCGTTTGGTTTTTTACATAGTATTATTTTTCAATCTTATACTGCATTAATTCCTAATGCATTTGCAATATTAGGTCTTATAATAAATAGAGTATTTAGAAGTTTTTCTTTAAGTCCTCGTGAAGCGGACTTGGTTTCCAGGTTAGCTGCTTGGCGCGCGGCGTTCGCGGTGGGTGACCCTCCTAGGATTGCCAATCCTATTGGAAACAAATTTTTCTGTTATATTTCCGGAATGCCTTTCTTTGATAATAGTATTTTACCACCAAGTATAATTTTAGTAACAACTATAATATGGCATTATTTAATGTTACAATGGTTAAGTGGTGGAGGAATTTCAACTATTGCACCTTCTGTAACACTTGCCATTTTATTAATAGGGCATATAACACTAGTATTACAAAATTGTGCTGATGATGGATGGTCTATTACAAAAGTTTTATTGGCTGTAATTGCAGGTATTGGTCTTGGTTCTGCTTCAATGGCAGCCGTAAAATATGGGTTGAATAAAGGTGGTTCTTCTATTGGACCAACTGGATTATTAGGTGCTCCTAAAGGAAATGATGGAACCCCAGGTGTTGGAACATGTTCAGCTCCCAACGACCAAGATCAATTCGTATGTGAAGCATATAAAAATGGTGAATTAATTACAGAGACAGTTGTCGAATAGAATTTCTCAAAATACGATAATAATTTATTAGATTTGTTCCTGATTGTTTTTCAATTAGAATAGATTTATTATCTTTTAATGTTTCAACTACAATTGTAGGAACAACTCTAACACCATATTTCAACGCATAATCATGAGGATCTTCATGAAGATTTACAGAAATCCATTGAACGCCAGAAAATTCTTCTTTTAATTGTTCAATAGAAGGTTTTATAACTTTACAAGGTTGACATGTAGGAGACCAGAAATGATATGCTACAGTTGTCATTCTTCTTTTATTATTACTGGACCTTCTACTATTAAATGGTTTTTAGAAACTAATCTATACATATTTGACCTATGTAATCTTTGTTTTGATAATTCAAATCCTTTATTTTTTAGAGTTTTAGATAAGGCTGAAATTATAGCTGTATCTAATTCTTTTTTATCTATCTTATCCATATTTTTATAACACCATTCCAAAACAGAAGATTCAGAAATTGGAGGACCCATTAATGATAAAGGCAATCCAGTAATTGATTCTTGTTTATTTGTTGAAATAACTTTATCTTCATTCGGATTTAAAACTTTTGTTGCCATTTTATCAACAATATCATTATTCTTTGATAGTTCATCTTCTTTTCCTGTATGTGCTAAAACATGAACTATATTATAAGATTTAAATTTAGATAAGTTCAAAGATAATTGTTCGATTATATCACGATGACATACATCTTTACCTTGTGTAGTTTTCCATTCTTTTGCTACCCATCCAGGTAACCATGAAGTTAAACAATTTTTTGAATACATAGAATCAGTATAAATACTTAAAGAAGTTTCATTTGGAGAAAACGATTTTAATGCTATTTCAATTGCCTTGAAAATTGCCATTAATTCAGCTCTTTGATTAGTTTGAATATCAGAATCAGGGACTCTTCCTGAATCTGATAATTTTTTGTGTTCAGGAAACCAACATGCCCATGCTGCTTTGGAATTTTTCTTACCATTTTTGGAACATGCTCCATCTGTGAAAATACGAATACTCATATTATATTTATAATAGGTTTATGTATAAAAGTATTCATTCGTTTTATAATACAACGACTTTGAATTGCTGATTGAATTAATGTTGGGTCTTCAACATGAAACCATACTCTACATTTAAAAGATCTATTTTCTAAAGATCTTCTAAGCATTTGTTGACATGAAAAAGTTAAAAAATCTGAATGTAAAATAAGTAAAACACGATATCTTGTTGAAGATAGTTGTGTTATCCAATTATCAAACCATGGAGCAAAAGTATCAACGGAATTAATTTCTGCTGCATCAATTTCCATAAACTCACATGACGTTTGATTATTTGATTTATAGATTTTCCATTCATCTAATGTATTTTTATCATTCAAAGGTTCAAATAAAAGATAATGTGGGGGAGGATACTGCATTATATTATATTTATTCTGTTTGTGTAGGTTGGAGAATTTTCTTTATAGGAATTTCTTTGGAAACTACATATACACTATTTTCAGTCATAACAATATAACATTCTTCACATTTAAAAACAGACTCAATACTAGATGTATATTCACTATCGGATTTTACAAGATATTTTGTATTTTCTTTGACACCGATACAACATTTCTTTTCTATAGAATCTCTGTAATAATCTAGATAAATAGGACGATCATCATCAAGAGCAATTTGAGCGGCACGTAATAAAACACTAGCAGGAGGTAATGCCATTTATTCTATTATACGTTAAGAACTTTAATCTATTAAACGCATTTCAAAATATCTTCAATTCTGAATTTGGATCTCATAGATAAACTTGGTATTTCAGATCGAGGAATCTTAATAAATTCTTCTAATGAAGTTTTAAGAAATTGTTTTATGGAAATAGAATCAGGACGAAGTTTTTTAGAACTTTCAAACAAGAAATCTACATACTGATTTGTATTTTCTTCTGTTTGTGAATCTTTGGATTGACGAGCAATTACATTCAAATCATCTACAATCGTCTTTAAAGAAGCAAGCATTAATTCTTCCGAAACAATTTTGTGAATAAATAAACAAGTCATAAATTTTGAATATCCTCGTCTCTTTTCTTTTTGTGTTACCCATAACTTAAGCTTATCCTGAAATAAAGGATCTTCGCGTTCAGGAAATGTAATTGTTTCATTCATGTCATACAATTTTGGAAATAAATGAATTTGCTCTAAAATATCTTTTTTAATTTCAGGAATGACTTGAGAAATTCTTAAGATACAATCCGACATAATTGATGCAAACATATTTTCACTAATAGATTTGTTGAAAACGAGTGTAACAAATCTAATACGAAATTCTTCGTTACGTTTAACAAGAATAGGAATTATTTCATTTACTAATTTTTCAAAATTAGAAATAGAAAGTTTATTTAGAATTCCAAATACATTTGCGTAATCAGGATCGTCATGTTCTTGAACTTTTCGAAGAGAACTTTTAATTACACTTGCTCTCCAATTTTCTTCATCTATATGTGAACGTGAACTATAAAATTTAGGAGGGGGGCGTACAGGTCTATATGACATAGGAATAATACGTAATTTTGCGATGTTTTCATGAACACTTTGAGGCAATGCCAGTTTTTGGCAAGACCTTAGTTCGTATACTATCCTTGCTGTTAAGGACATTATTTAGCTATACTTAAGAATTATTTAAATGAAAAACGAATCCGTTTCTTACTTAAATGTTATTAACAAGGCAAACAATAAATGGAGACAACAAAGCTCCAATATTCTTGGATTCTATGGTATCACGACCCTGAATCCAAGGACTATTCTATTGAATCATATTTAAAAGTTGTAGATATTTCAACTATTCAACAATTTTGGAGTATTATTGACTCAATTTCTCGTGAAGCTTGGGAATCAGGAATGTTCTTCTTTATGCGTCGTGGTTTCAAACCTCTTTGGGATGCGCCTGAGAATGAAGCAGGTGGTGCATGGTCAAAGAAAATTGAAGCTTCTAAATGTTATGATATTTGGATAGATGCTATGGTAAATTGTATTACAGATGAAATCCTTTTAAATCGCAAAGAAACTTTGGCAGGTATAACTATTTCTCCAAAAGGTCCTTTCTCTATCATTAAAATTTGGAATACGGTTACAACATTATCTTCTATTGATAACTTGAATCATGATATGATACATCTTAAAATTGGTTCAGATGTTACTTATACAGCACATAAATCTCGTCCTAAGTAATATTCAAACTATAACCTCTATTATTTGTTTCTTTAAACAATTCTTTGACTCTCTTAATATACTTATTTTTCAATCTTTCTATATGTTCTGAAGTTGGATTATCAATTTTCTTTACTAAGATAGGTTTTCCTGTATATGTATGAATAGGTTCAAGAGGATGTTTGGAAATATTTTTCCAATTTTGAATTGATGTTAAACTTGGGAATGGAAATCTTACTTTAAACAAGAAATAGTAAATATCATTTATGTAGTCAAAAAAGTCAATATTACTTCTAGGAAATATTTCATTTTCACCATATGTAATTATAGGAACAATTGGTATTCCAGTTTCTAAAGCAATTTTAAATATTCCTTTACGATTATTAACTACAACGTCTAATCTTTTTTCTTTAAAAATACCCATTTCTTTTGCTCCACCTAATGTTATAGATATAGATTCTTGTTCAAGTGTTCTTTTGATACTTGAATAATCAGAAGGAATAGCATTCAAATGTCTAATAATGTCTTTTACAACAGGAACACAAAAAAAGAATGAATGAACTACACCTTTAGTAGGTTTATAAGATGGATCTGTTAATTTATAACCATTATGTATTACTGCTGTCACACCTGACATTCCATGTGGACTCCATATATTTATTGATTTTTCAGGTATAGGATATAATACTTTGATTAAAAATGTTTTTCTAATATTATCTTCTGTTTTCTCAATAGAAGATAAGAATGCACTTCTAAATAATTTATTAGATAAATCTAATATATAATCTATTGCTCTTGTAGGCAAAATAAAATAAATTATTAATAAGACAACTGATACGATTAAGTTAGTATATAATGATAATAGACTCAAACATGCCAATGAATAATTCCATGTTATACACGAATATAAAAATGGACTACAAATAGCAAATAATAATATTCCTACACAAATAACAAGTATCATTAAGTTTGTTAAAATATATTTTTTTACAGATATTTAACAATGAATAAAATTTATTATTGTTTAGATTTTATCATACCATTTATAATCCAATTCTTTGATACATATTTTCCCAAATGGGTAAAAATGTATTATTTTATAGGAGTATTGCCTTTTTATTTTTGTATTTTATTAACCTATCCTGAAAAACTATCTGTATTTACAATTCCATTTGAATTAGTTTCAATGTATTGTCACTATTATTTCTTTCATAGATTATTACATATATTTCCAGATTTTCCTTTAAATTTACATACACAAGTTCATCATATTAAATTATATGAGATAGATAGATCATGGGAATTATTCATTGATTTCTTATTTGAAATGTTTTGTTTTTGTGGATTACCTTTAATAATACAACATTATATTGGTTATCGTATATTTTCACCAAGTGTAGTTATTATGATTACTTTAACTATGACATTTGGACATATAATAAACTATTCTATATTTGGTTCAAATGAAATCCATCAGACGCATCATAGAAATACAAATTTCCATTATGGACCTGATTTTATGGATCATTTATTTGGAACAGCTATAAACGATCATGAAGATGGAAATATGCATATAATGCCTATAATTATGGCAACATGCTTTACATTAATTTTAAAAATAATTTTTAAATGGAAAGATTAAGTTGAACAAGGCATTAAACATAACTTAATTTCACCTAGATTAGCTACAACATATTTAATCATTAAAAACCAGTCATTTTTCATATGAATGTCTAAGTTATTACATAAATTAGTACATTTCGTAAATAAAACTAAATGAGGTAAAGAAAAGCTTCCTGTAACAATATCATCATTTGTTTTTTTCTTAATATTAAATTCATTCTCTGAATCTCCCATAATTGTTGTTCTTGTAGCAAAATGCCCTTTACATCCAAATGTCAATGATGAAGCTACATTTTTAATTTCTACAGTTTTTGCTCCTAATAAAGTCATATCTCTACAAATCTTTTGAAAATCCATTGAAGGCATAGTAAAATGTGTAGAAAATTCAGTTTCAGGTAATTGAATATCAGGTTCATCTCTATCTAAAAGGTTAAGTTTATAACGAGTTACTTGTTTTTTCTCACCATCTTCAAGTAAAATTCCAAGAGAATTTGAATCATTTGAATCAACATAAAAAGTTACCGTATCATCATTTGTAGCAGTACGAACAATACGATACAAATGATCTGTATTAACACCAATAACAAATTTATTTGCTTTATGATTATACATAAATTTTTCAAATTTATCGGCATGTAATTTCAAATGAACTAATACAGTTCGTGTATTATCCATAGCAATCATACGAATTCCATCTTTATCAAAAATCAAACTCATTTCAACCAAAATACATTTCAAAGCTTCTTTTAAAGTTCGAATCGCAGCAGTTTGAACTGTTTTAGCTTCAACTATATAATCTGGCATTTTTATTTTATAATTTCATTGCGTTTAAAACATATTCTTTCTCATTGTCTGCGCTCGTTTTTTAGATACTATACGACCATGTTTATTATATTCTAGGTCACTTTTAGTTAAGCCACCACTAGTTTTCTCAGCAGTTCCATGCATAACTTGTGCTCTTGAACCACGAACTCTTAAAGTTTTATTTGAAGGCATTTCTTTATTAAATTTAAAGGTAAAGTTTTTTACCCTTTAAATTTAAATTTTCTTGATTAACTAAAAAAATATATAGATAATAAGATTATTAGTTGGAGTACGCTAGACCACCCATACCAGACATTACACGGAGTACGTTGTAGTTTAGAGCGTATACGCGCACTTGGGCTGTATTAGAACCTACTACCGTGTTTACAGATACCGTTAGTTGTAGAGTGGCTTTGTCAATACGAGAGAAGTTACACGTTCCTGAAGGTTGGTGTTCTTCCGGACGTAGAGCGAAGGAGTATACGTTAACACCTTCAGACGGGCAACGCGTGTGGTGTTGGTAAGGTTGTACTTTAGAGAAATAATCACCTTCACGCTCCGTAAAACGATCTTGGCCGTTGAGTTGTAGTTTAGCTACTTCTACAGGGTTCTTGCCTTCGCAACGTACACCAGACGCAAGAATTACTTTGGCGAGTAGGTAGTTCACACCTGCATCGAACTCACCAGTACCAGCTAAATCTTGAGAATCCGCACCATATCTCGCACCAGTCGTGGCCGTACCTTGCGTAGCATTTTGGCCAAGTAGATCACCAGGACGAAGGAAGGTGCCAACACCACCAATTGATTGAGTCGCCGTGATATAAGTACCACCAGAACCACCCGACGCCGCCGACGCCGTTCCTTGAGCTTGAGTTAGTAGAGATGTAATAATACCATCCGTTGAGAAATCATCGGAATAGTTGAAAGGTTGAGCACCACCTACAGATGCTAGCCATGAGGCTTGAGAGCAATCAACAAAAGAATCACGCTGTACTACCCATTGTAGTTCCTTTACAGGGTGGTTAAAGTTGAGTTGTACTTTGTTAGATGAAGATGTAATAGATTCAGCACCAGTGTACTGTAGTTGTTCAATTAGGTATTCGTGAGATTGTTGAGCAAAACGACGACGTTCTTCCGTGTCTAGGTATACATAGTCTACGTATAGAGA